CAACCGTGTCGGAGGGTGCGAACTGCATCAGTTCAAACGCCTCTTGGCGCGATCCCTCGACACCGATCACGCGGTTTGCAGAAGTTGGGAACTCCATTGCGAAGTAACACCGTCCGCCCGTATTGGCGGAGTTCGTGCCGTACATGCTTACATATTGACCGTCCACCATGAACCGGTAAGGTGTTGCGCCATCACTGACCGAGAACTGGATTTTTTTAGCGTTAGTCGCCACGCGCGCACGCCACGCCGTAGCCTCATAACCGCCACCAAGGTTGCCAGGATTTGATGCGCCATAGTAGGCAGCGGGAAACTGTCTGTAGTTGGCGTTGTAAACGAGGTTTCCGCCGCCGGAGTAAAAAATGGCGCTGTCGGTGCCGCCGATATAGCTTTGTGTCTGAGTCAGCGTGCCATCGCCAGTCTCGTCCGTCCTGGTTATCACCGGGGGGTTGGAAAGAACATCCTGGTTGTGCGGGTTCGGCTGGTTGTAGGTAGCGGATATGAAGCTGCGCACCGATGGCAGCGTGGAGTTCCATACCGGAGTAATCACGCCGGCCTTCGCGGCTAAATACGATTCCGACTTGATGATCTCAGTCGAAGTCATGGCTCGGGCCAAGATAATGCCGCCGTACCAATGGTTAGGGGTTGCGGCGAGGCCGCCGTTACCGACACGGAATTTTGTGGTGGTGCCGAAGGCGTTATTGTTTGCGAGCGATGGCGCGTCTATCCCGTCCGCGCGGAAGGCGCTATTTGACGCCGTGAACACCGAACTGAGGATGTGTGGAATGGACGCGCTAACGACGGTAAGTTTTGAATCCTCCGCCGCCGTTGTCGCACCGCGTATCCTCGAAATGTATTCGCGAACCGCGCCGGATTTCCCGATTTCGTAGTACGGCGGGGTGCTACCGAACACCGACAACAAGCCGCCGTACACATCAGACGTTGCCATTGCCGCGCAAACAAGACTTACCGGATACGCCGAAAGGGTGACGGCGGCATACAGCTCGTCGTCGACACCATCAAAGAGCAGGTAGTACCGCCCGTTCGCGTCCTGTTGCAGCAAGGGTCGCGAGGTGCTTGTGGACTGGCTGGCGTGGTTGCCGCGACCAGACTTGTCCTTCATCAGGCCAACCGGCTGGCCCGTAGCGGTGACGGGCGTCGTGCCTGCCACATCCTGAAACATCGATGAAAGGTCGGACGGGTCGTACCACGCGCCCTGCTCGCCCGAAGCGAACAAGGTGCGGGGCGTCCACATCGGCAGTGCCGCGCGGGTGAGTGATAGCCCGAGGCCGATCATTACCACTCACCCACGAGGCCAGTGGCGGTCGTGCCTGTCGCCCACACGCGCTTGATACGCTTCTCATGCGTCATGCCCTGCGCCATGTTCGTGTAGACGCGAGAGGTTCCGTCCGGCATCCCCACGAGTGTCATGCGAACGTCACCACCGACGCCGATGTAGATTCCGCGCGTGACGTTGGGAAGGTCGGCGCCATCGTTCGGTGTGATGTCGGCATCGAAGGACGAAGGCGAACTAAGGTCGGAGTTGAATCCATTGAAGCGGTCGGTCATGTCGGTTCCTTCGTTGGGGTTAGATAAGTGCAGCCAGCCCGGTCACGTCACCGGCACAGCTCACCGCATGGATCGCCATGCGCACGCTCACGTTGGCGAGGTAGGTCTGATCCCACGGGATCATCGGCAGCGTCTGTGGCGCCGGCAGCGGGTCGGGGTTGGGGATCGGTACTTGCGCCAGCGGCTCGCCCAGCACAGCCATGATTCGCTGCGTCGCCAGCGCGTCGGCACCGTGCGCGGTCACCGCCTCGCTGCTGCTCGAATCGCGCACTTCGATCACGATTTCACTGGCGCCGGATAGCTTCGTGCTGCCATCGGCGTTCACCACGCGGCCCCAGGTGTAGAACGCCAGCCCGGCGTTGTTTTCCTGCCACGATCGCTCGCAGCCGACTGCGACGAGTTCGCCGGTATCCAGCTTCACCACGACTTCGTTCGGGTAGATGCCGGGCGCGGCAATGTCGCTGCTGGCCGGGTCGCGCAGGGCGGGCTGCGGGTCGATCTTGGTGTAACTCATGGCTGCCTCACGGGACGAATTTCATGTTGTGGTGCGCGACGTACCGGCCGCGCTGGTTGCCGGCGAGGAAGAAATCATCCTCACAGGTGATGTGCTGTACCCACTGCTCGCCAATGGGCTTAACGTCGTTCACGTCGGAACGGGTCAGTGCGCCGTGGTCATCGGCTGGCAGGCGCAGACCGAGCAGGTCTGGCGCCAGCGCGGTGCCGGTGGTCGTGCCGATCGGCGCGGTAGTCGAGCACGAGAGATCCACGCCGTCGGCGGTGGCGAAGCGAATGCACTCGGTCAGCTTCGGCTCGGAGTAGGACACGCGGCCCCAGCGTTTCGCGCCCGTCGCCGGGTTCATGATCCGCAGGTAATCGCCGACCACGATCGACCCCGCTTGCACGTCCTCGTAGCCGGTCGCCGTCTTGCGCCGCACCCATGCCTCGCGCACCACGCATGCCCCGCCGCCACCGCCACCGCCGGTGCCGCTGCTCGGGAAGGTGACCGACAGCTTGGCAATCGACAAACGGCCGTTACTAGATAGCGCGGTGATCTGGTTCGTCGTCGCCTGTAGCGTCTTGGCGCCGCCGGTCAAGCCAGGGTCGTCGTAGTAGAGGTAGTAAGCGACGGTACTGCCGGCCGATCCGCTGATGGTGATGCTCGACGCGTTGTAGCTGATCGCCACGCCGCCGGCTTGCAGCGTCGCCGCACTGGCGCTGATCGTGGCGCTGGTAGTGGTCGCCGTGTAGCTGAGCGAGAGCCCGCTCCACCCGCTGCCGTAGTTGCCGAAGGTCACCGCCGTGAGGTTGCGCTGGTCGCCGATCTGCGCGCCGCTGCCTGGATTGGCTAGCTGGTTACCCACCTGCGTCGCAGCATCGTTGAACGGCGTAGCCACATCACCGATCTCTAGCTTTATATTCCGGATCGCGGCATTCGTGTTGGTGGAGCCGCCGGCGATATAGAAATTGACGTAGCAATAGGCCGTACCTGGCGGGGTCGTGTACGGGCCGGACGTATATTTCGTCCAGCTTGACCCATTGACTGCTGTAAGTATGGGCTGCGCACCAAGGTAGGTTCCGCTTGCATTGAAACAAGGGGCAACGCAATTGAACGTGCCCGAGCTTACGCCAGTCGCCAACATTTCCGCGGATAAGGAAATCGGAATACCCGCGCCGATAACGATATTTGCAGTCCGATAACTTCCGGCATTGCCAGTCGACCGGAAGTAAGGTCCGTTAGGGTCGGAACTTGCTGGTGTCGTGAAGAAACCAGACGTGACCAACGTCCAATACAGTGCACCGAGTGCGGCTGTCGGATTTACAACAAGATTCTGCCCTGGCTGGAACATGCCTGCCTGAATCGTTGGCGCGTGAATCGATCCGAACTTGCTTGATCCGTCTGGTACTTCATCGAGGGTCGACGGGTACTGCGAACACAGCACGTTATCGACGTAGTAGTGCCCAGCGGTGTGGCTGGCGACGGCGAGACAGGTGCGCGCGTAGACCGTGCCGGCTGGCGCCGTGCCGACGGCATACGATCCAGTCGTTGTGGTGCCGGTCACGAAGTTGCCTGCGGTCGAGCCGATCTCGCTTCCGCCCGCGTCGCACCAGCTGATGAAGACGTAGCAGACGCCGTTTGCGCCAACTGCCTTGACCAATCCCTGCGCCTTGTAGACCTGCCCGGCGCCGCACGCGGCCAAGCCGCCGTTGCGATACGCGCCGTTGCCGGTGCCGCCGACGTGGTGCGCCGAGTTCGGACCCACGCCCGGCGTGTTGCCCGCCGTGTCGATGGTCCAGCCCGTGCCGCTGTCGGCCGTCCAGCCGTAACCGGTAGGCGCGATGTCGAAGCCGCCGTTGATAACGGGGAGCTGGGCGACTTGGCCGACGGCGGTGTTCGCGTTGCTGCCGATCGTCCCGACATTGACGCCGGTGTTAGTGACCGTCGCGGTGTAGGCGGAAAACCCGGCAGACACCAGTGGGCCGCGCGAGCGGGCGCGATAGAAGTACGTCGCGCCATCGGTGAAGTGGTGCGCGTAGCTGGTATGGGTCGGGCCAACTTGCGCGAGCACCGTCCACGGCCCACCGCTGGCCGTCGCGTATTCGATCGAGGTGCAGCCCACCGCCGCCGGGTTCGGGTTGGTCCAGGTCAGCGACACGCCATCGGCCACGCTCTGCGCCGCGAAACCTGCCGGCACCACCGGCACGTCCGGCAGCTCGACATTGGTGCCGATCACATACGGGTACGCGGTCTCATCCGCCAGCGTGCGCCCGCCCTTGCCGAACACGTTGAAGCTGACGAACTTCAGGTAAACCGTCTGGCCGATCTGCGAGGGGTCGATCGGGATGCGAAGGATGTTTTCATCAAGCCGCACGAACGGCGCATTGGCCGCGTGTGCCGCAATCGCCGAGCCGTAGCCACCCCGGCGCAGATAGCCCAGCGTGTAGCTCGGCCCGCCGGCAAGCGTCGCGGTCTGGTAGGCGATGATTTCGTTGTCGACCATCGCCAGCGTGTTGAACTGGTCGGCATCGGCTTGCGTGCCGCCCAGCAACTGAGCTGGGCCGTTCAGCAGCACGTTCGGTGCGCCGGTGGTGTCCGGATCGGCATGCACGGCGAGGCTGTTCGACAGCACGCCGTAGGACGCGCGCCGGCTGGTGGTCGCCATGTAGGTGTAGCTGGTGCCGTCGTGGCTCAGGTACACGTCGCAGCCGGCCCACAGCGGATCGTTACCGGTCAGCGCGCACCAGATTTCCGGCGTGTTGTTGGACACCAGAAAGCCGGGGCCACGGAACAGGTACGGGCCATCCACCGGGCCGGGGTCGGCGTTCGGGTTGACGGTGCCGCCCGCGTTGCCCTGCGTGGCATAGATGCCGCCGTGGGCGATGCCTTCAGGCAACTCTTCGGCCACGATCGACAGCAGGCCGTGTTCGTCTTCGCTGATTTCCGTGATGCGAACCGGCGTCAGATACAGGCCGGTATTGGCATCGGTCAGCGTGACGATGTCCATCGGTTCGAGGTAGCAGTAGCGCCACGACAGCTGGAATTCGTAGCTGTTGCGGATGTAGTACGTGCGCTGCAACAGGTTCTGCACGACCAGCCGAGCCACGGGCGCCGTGGTAATCATGTCCACTGATGCGGATTGCTCCGCTCGGGCGCCGTTGCCGACTACGTCCTGGTCGATGGACGCAACGACCGCGCTCGTGTGGTACGTGTTGGCCCGGTCCTTGTACTCGACGCGCTGGATGTTCATCGCATCGGCAGGCGCGATGCGCTTGATGGTCACCGGATCGCCGGGGCCGTTGGTGATGAAGTCATCCCGGCCGAGATCCGCCACGGCGGTCAGGTTCGGCGTGTAGGTCACGCCGTTGCCGGTGATCGTGCTGTCTCCGTAGGGCACGACCTTCAGCACGCCTTCGCTGAAATATGGCGCGGCGTTCGCGTACTTGAACTGGTCGTCCAGCGACTGTTGCGCGGGGTTCTGCGTGCTGTAGACCGGCGAGAAGAACAGGCCCGCCGCCGTGCAGTAGTTCTTGAATTGCGTCAGGTCGCCCAGCGCGTTGAACTGCACGCCGATCTGAGTATCCGTGCAAATCGCGGTCACGATGTCGGCGGGGTTGGCATCCGCGATGCCGCCGCCGAACTGGTTGCGCCCCGCCATCTCGAAATTGAAGTTAGGCAGGCTGGCGGAGCTGCCGAGCTGCAGGTTCTGGAACGCGGCCAGCGCGGTGCCGGAATAACCAATCGCTGCATTGCCGGACAAGTGCGCCCACGGTGCTTGCCCCGTAGCACCGGAGAACGTGATACCGCCCGAGCTGGCAACAGACACCGTGCTAGCGCCGTCGTAAACGTTTAGGACGGTCGCCGGCCCTTCGCACAATCCAAGCTCGAAGCTGCTGCTATAGGTGTACGTGGTGCCCGACGAGCCACCACCGCCGCCCTTGCCCGGCTGCTTCTGCTGGTGCCCGGTCGCTTTGAAATCGCCGTACCAAACGACGTTGCCGGCGACCTTGTTCTGCCCGAACACGACCGAGATGGGCGCACCGTATTGCGCGCCCTGCAGGTCGATGCCCATCGCGCGGTTCGCGGTTTTGGAGATCGCATGCGTGCCGCCGCCGAAAATACTCACTGGGCAATTCTCCAAAAGCCAGCCAGCCGCTCGGCCCATCGGCGCACTTCCGCGCGCTCGACGTGGCCGGCATCCTGGTCGGCGTGAATCATGGTGATGTCAGGGGTGACGGCATCCACGATGCCGCCGTGTGACAGGCATCGGCCGAACCGGAACAGGGCAAGGTCGCCGGGTTCGGGTGTCTCCACCTTCACGCCGTAACGCTCGACCCAGCCGAGATACTTTTCTTCGCTGCGGTGCAGGTGCCAGTCGGTCGCGTAAGGGCGCGGGTCAAGCTCCGCCGGCAGCAGGGCAAGCGCCTTGAACACCTCGACCGGCAGCATGGCGCAGTCCACGCCCACGCCGAGCACGTTGGCTTGGTGGCGATAGGGCGTGCGTAACCACCGCCGCGCTTCCGCGACGATGGCCTCGCCTTGGGTGCTCATAGCTGCGAGAAACGCCCGTTCTGGCCGCCGGGACCGCGCCCGATACCACCGCCGCCACCACTGCCAAGGCCCGCGCCTGCGCCACCGTTGTCGGCGGGCGGGCTGCCGTTCTGGCCCAGCTCGATCACCTCCGGCGTGGGCACATACGGGAAACCCCGGAAATGCGTGAGGTTGGCGAACTTGCCCGAGCAGGTCGCCTGCAACTTGTCGCAGCCCGGATAGGCCGTGAAGGTGTCACCGGCCGCGCACGCACCGGGCAGCGGATACAGCAGCGTCAGCACGCCGCCGGAAAACATCTTTACGGTGCGCGTCAGTCCCGCATTGACGCCGGATGTGATGACCACATAGCCCAGCGCAAAGTAGCCGTCGGCCTGCGCCAGTCCGGTGGCGGTGATCGTTGTTTTGGTGCCGCTGGTGGTCGTGCCCGATACCGCCAGCGCGGCTTTACTGAGTCCGCAGCCGGCATCGAACAGGGCGTTATTGCACTGCGGCAGGAAGTAGTTACGCGGGAACGCGGCATTCAAGTACACAAGATCGCTCGATACGTTCAGCGAGACCTTGCCGGAACCGGCCGATAGATCGGACACCACGCCGGTGAACAGGTTGACGATGCCGTTCGTGGTGTCGGAAAGGCTCGCGGTCAGGAACTTGTCGACCTTGATCCGCGCGCCATCGAAGCCGCCGGCATTGGCGAACGCCCCCGGCGTCTGGCCCATGATCCGGGTGTCGGCGTCGTAGAAGATGTCGACTTCCAGCGACTCGACCTGCAAGCCGATCGCCAGCTTGATCGGGCCACGACCGAAGCCGGGCGCGCTGTCCAGTTGTGCGGCCAGGTACGTGTGGCCGCCGTAGGTGATGTTCTGCGGCGCGTCGGTGTAGTACAAGACCGTGCCCGAGAGCAGGGTCAGCGTGTACAGGTCGGCCACCATCAGGTTTTGCGACGAGGCCAGCATCGCCTTGAACCCTGCTGACACCGTTTTCATCGCACCGTCCGCATGGTGATCGACTGCACTTCGTACATCTGCGAGAGCATCTGGTTGAATTCCAGTTTGTCGTCCACGAAGCGCACGAGGAACGGGCTGGCCGGGTCGT